CCCCGCCACAAGCAGGGCGATAGGTTTACGCATGTCTCCTCTTTCCGTTTTTTCTTTCTATGTTAAAGACCTTCAAAGAAAAGTTTGGGGAGGCGGGGAGTCATGCTCTCCCACCTCCCCAAACTAGGCGGTGTAGGGAAGGAACCCTATCGGCCCCTCCCCTACCGGTTCAGTCCGTCACTTTGTGGAGCCGGACAGATGAGCGCCGTTCGAAAGGGAAGCGATGCGACGCTTGCCTTCGGAAACGACCGCCAATCCCAGTCCAAGCACTGCAAGCATTCCGATGAGCGGAATGATGAAGCCGCTTGCGATACCGGTCTTGGCGAGTTCGCCCACGATTACGGTCTCGCCCGGAACACGGGCATCACCGTAGTGGACGAGCCGCTTGGTGGACTTCTCCACCAGCTTCTCACGCCAGTAGTAGGTTCCGGCGTCGGACGGGGTGACTTCCGGCGAATCGACCGTGGTCGCGTTCTGCGGGACGTTCACGGCGTCGGTGGTGGCGACCTTCTTGTCGTCCTTCACATCGTTGCCGTTCTGCTTCCACAGCTCGAACACCAGCTCGTAGTCGTCGTTAGGAATCTTGCCTTCGATGAGGGCGGTATCCTTGACCGGCTTGGTGGCGGTGCCGTTGGTCTGGGCCTTGGTCGTGACCTTCACCACGTCGGTGGTTTCACCCGGCGTGCGCGGCTTCTCGGTGTGAACCGGAGTGTCGCACGGATGGTCTTCGTCGGTGTTGCCGGTCGGCGGGACGCACGGCGGAATGTCGGTGTCCTCGACCGGATTGTAGATGCTTTCACGCCAGTAGTAGGTTCCGGTCTCCTTGACCTCGTAGGTCGGGGAGTCGGCTTCCTTCTGACCGGCCTTGAGCATCACCTTGTCGCTGGTGAACACCTTCTCGTCCTTGCTGGAGTCGTCGCCATCGGACTGCTTCCACAGGGTGAAGATGATGTAGGAGCCGTCAACGACGTTGCCTTCAATCTTCGCCTTGTCTTGAAGCTTGGTGCCGGATTCTTCCAGACGGTGGGTGGTGGTGGTCACGTTGACCACGTTGACGGTCTCGTTGCTTACGCGAGGCTTTCCGGTGATGGTCGGGGTCTTCTCGACTTCCACCTTCTTGTCGTGGTCGGCCGAAGTGGTGTGCTTGGTCGGCACGTATACGTGCTCACGCCAGTAGTACACGCCAACCTTGTCAACGGTCACATCCTCCAAGTCCGCGAACGCCTGACCTTCGGAGAGCGTGGTGCGCTTCGTGGTCAGAACCTCCTCATCCTTGCTGGAATCGTCGCCGTCCACCTGACGGTAGAGGGTGGCGTCCGCCTGAGAGCCTTCCGGCACGCGTCCTTGAAGGAGCACGGTGTCGTGGAACTTCTCTCCGACGTGTCCCAGCGGTTTGGTCTTGGTGGTCGCGTCGATAATCTGGACGGTCTCATCGGCCACATGGGCGCGGTCGGTGAAGAAGTCCTCGGACTCCAGATGGCTGGTGTCCTTATCGTTCTGCGGCTTGTTCGGCTGTCCGTCACCGGCGAGGTTCTTCGTCGGACTGGTCAGACTGAACACCCAGTAGTATTCGCCAACCTTGGTCGGAGTGTACTCGGGGCTTTCCACTGTCACCTTGCCGTTCTTCAACGCTTCGGCGGCTTCCTCGGCGGTGATGAGGTGAGCGCCGTCGGACGGGGTCTGATAGCTTGCGACGAGCATGCTGTCGGAGGCTTCGCCGTTATCGGATTGAGGTTCGGCATCGGCGTCAGTATCGTTGGAGCCTTCGCTCTCGCCCTGCTGTTGCTCGGTCTTGTCAATCAGATAATCGTCGTCGTCGGCGGTGTTGGTCTTGTACAGGTTCCAAGAGACCAGAGTGCCTTCAGCCGGATGTCCGGTGATGGTCACGGTGTCCTTGGTGGGCTTGTTGACCTGCTGCGCCACCTGAGCTTCGGAGGAAGCCTTTACGATGCGGAACGATTCACGCGGGTCACGCTGGGTTCCCAGCTTGACGACCTTGTGGTTCGTGCTCGGGTCGCTGATTTCGATGACCCAGTAGTAGTCGCCCACCTCGTTCATCTTGTGTTCGGGGCCGTAGGCTTCGGTCTGTCCGCTGGTCAGATGCACGTAGTCGCCGGTGAAAATCTTCTTATCGGTCTTCACGTCGCCGTCTCCCTGCTTGTACAGGAACCAGCGTGCGTCCAATCCTTCGGTCAAATCGTCGCGGATGTCACCGGACTGCTTCCACTTCACGTTGGTCAGGTCGGCATGGTCTTTGACCACGGTTCCCACGTAACGTTCGGTGGCGATATCGGTCTGCGCTTCGATGGAGCGGAAGGACTCGTTCTTGACCTTGTCCTTGCCGGTGTGCAACGGAGTGTTCTGGTCATCCTTCGGCAGGTTCAGAACCTCAACCCAGTAGTAGTCGATTGCGTCCGGAACCTTGAGGCTCGGGCTGGTCAACTGCTGGTCGATGCTGGACTTGTTGAAGCCCAGTTCCTTGAGGGTGGCGGACTTGGTGGAGGCGACCTTCTTGCCGGTTGCGTAATCATGCATCTCGAAGGTGAGCGTCGCGTTCTCAGGCAGGTGGCCTTCGAGTCGTGCGACATCCTGAACGGTACCGTTCTTGGAAGCCCACTTGTAGGTGCTGGTGGTTACACGGACTGCGTGGAAGGATTCGTCTTTGATGCGCTTGTCGGAGACTGCCGGGTTGATGTTGTCAGGCTGGAAGGCGGTACCGTCCGGCTTGGTGAACACCCACTGCCAGTAGTAGTCGGCGGGGTCGGTCAGATGTACGGAAGCGGAGTCGAGGGTCTTCTGGGCTTCGGTCAGGGCAACCGGGTCAAGGGTCTTGACGACGGTATCCTTGTCCGCAGTCTGATTCTCGGCTTGCTTGTACAGCTTGAACGCGACCTTGTAGTCCTTGAGCATATAACCGGTGATGGTGAGCTTATCGTTCACATCGTTGCCGTTGGTGACATCGACGTAATGCTCGCCTTCGCTGGTGTGGATGTTCGGGGTTCCGGTCACGTTCGTGGTCAGCTTCACGACCTCGAACTTCTCGGATGCGATGTTCTTGCCGTCGAACAGGAGCCAACGGTCGGCGTAGCCGTCTCCATTGCCCTTCTGCTTGGCGGTGGCATTCTGCCAGTAGTCACCGGCTTGGGAGTCATCGGCCTGAGTGGTCGCCTTGGCGGCGGTCATCCACTCCTTGGTGATGACACCGAATGCGGAGTTCATGCTGGTGTCTCCACCAGTGCCCACGCCGTTGCCATCCTTGTGAGGCATTTCCGGAGTGTAAATCTTCACACGCCAGATGTAGGAGCCGACACCCGGATTCTTCACGCTCTTGGAGCGGAAGGTGACACCATTGAGGTGGGCGCCGATGGCCTTGGACGGAATATCCACGCGACCGGTAGTGGCGACCTTTTCGGAGGCAATGCCATTATGGTCGGAATCATCCTGCTTGGTGGCCGCGTCCTTACGAACGTTGCCATCCTTGCTCGTGCGCCACAATTCGGCCTCGTACTGGGAGCCAGCCGGAATGTTGCCCTTCAACGTGATTTCGTCGGACACGTTCATGCTGTCGAGCCACAACGGTTCGGTGCTCTTGGTGTCCATGTGAATCACGTCGAACTCTTCGGATTCGTCGTCGCCGCCATACCAGACAACATCACGATTGTTGTCGGCAGGGTCGGTTCCAGCGCCCGGAGTGGTGGACGGGACGGTAATCTTCACACGGTAGTAGTACTTGTTCGCAGACCAGTCGGACGGAATCGGGAACGTGGAGGATTTGACGTTCTGGTAGTTGTCCAGACCATCGGTACCCACATACGGATGGTTCTTGTCCGGGTCTTCGCTCTTGGCGAGTTCACGAACCTTCGGGAGGTCTTCGGCATTGTACTGCTTGACCATCTTGCCAGCGTTCGCGCCGTCCTTGGCCCAGATTTCAAACTGGACTTTGGCACCGTTCGGTGTTTGAGCGGTCTTGCCGGTGGTGTAGGTGTCTCCGTCGATGGATTCGCCGTCGAACTGCTCATACGAGGTCTGGTGGAGCACGTCGTAGATTTGCGTGGTCTTGTCCTCGTAATTGCCGTTCGCGTCGCTCAGCCACTTCTTGGACACGGTGGTGGAGAACTTCTGCACCGGGGTGCGTTCGTAGCTCTTGTAACCGGTCTTGTGGTCGGAACCCTTTTCACCGTAGATATGCTGGTCGAGCACGCCGCCCTGCGGGGTCTTCAACGTGGCCTTCCAGTAAATCATGCCAGCCTTGGTGGTCTTGAAGCTCGGGTCAGTGACCTTGAAAGTCAGCTTGCCCGGACGGTTGCCTTCCTGACCGGCCTTGATTGCGGTGAACTTGTTGGTGTCGATGGTGACGGTCTTCTCGGCAATCTTGAACAAGCCTTGGTCGCCGTCATCCTCTTCGGCCTGACGGTACATTTCCACGGTGACGGTGGAACCCTGCGGAATACGACCGATGACGCCGTGCGGGTTGCTGTTGCTCTCGCCTTCGTGAACCTGACCATCAGCGGACTCGGCCTCACTGGTCTCATCGTAAACGGTGATTTCATCGTACAGTTGCTCGCCGGTCGCACCCATCTTCTGCGCGTTGGACGTGACGATACCACCCGGATTCACCTGAACGGTTTCGGACGGCAGACCCAAATCGTGGGAAGCCAACTGCTTACCTTGCGGAGACCACAGAGTCGCAACCCAGTACACGGAACCGGAGTTATCGGTGTGGGTGGTAGGGCTGGTGACGGTGAACTTCTTGGACGCAGAGGCTTCCGCATCGGAGTCCTTGATGTTCACGCGCACGTTGTCCAATAGCTTAGGAGCATTGGCATCCGGGTCGCCAGATACCGCGTCGTAAGCGGTGAACGTGACGTAGGAACCTTTGAGCACCTTACCGGAGATGGTCGCCTTATCAGCGAACTCCTCGCTCGGCTTGACCTTGCCCTTGGTCACTTGGGTGGTGATGGTCGGAGGACGAACCGTGACGGTTTCTTCCGGAAGTCCAAGGTCGTGGGTGGCAAGCTGGCGTCCCTGCTTGTCGTACAGGGTTGCCTTCCAATACACGTTTCCACCGTTCATGGTGTTGACGGTCTTGGACTTGACGGTCACGGTCTTGTCCTGAGCGGAGTCCTTCGCCTGAGCCGCAGTGATGTTGACCTTCTGGTCTTTCAGCAGAAGGCTGGTGTTGGTGTCAGGCTTCTCACCGACCGCATCGTAGGCGCGGAACACCACGAAGTCACCCGCGTGGACGACACCCTTGATGTCGGCGGTGTCGTAGAAGTTCTCTCTGACACCGACGCTCGTGGAGGACACGTGCGTGGTGATGGTCGGATACTTGACCTGAACGGTCTCACCGCCAACACCCAAATCATGGGTGGCGAGCACAGTGCCGTTGGAACGGTGCAGGGTGGCCTTCCAATACACGTTTCCGCCTTCGGTGGCGTGGGTCTTCGGGCTGGTGACGTTGATGGCCTGTCCGTTCTGGCTTGCGGTGGCATCCTTGGCCGGAATGTTCACACGCTCGGAGTCGAGCAGTTTCGCACCTTGGGCGTTCGGAGCGCCGTCAACCGGAGCGTAGGCGTCGAAGGTGACATAATCGCCGGACTCGACCTCGCCGTTGATGGTGGCGGTATCGGTGAACTCCTCGTTGATGGAAACCTGTTCCTTGCTGACCTTGGTGGTGATGGACGGGTTCTTGATAAGAACGCTTTCGCCGGTGGCACCCAGCTCGTGGGTGGCGAGTTCCATTCCGCCCTTGTTGTAGAGCGTCGCCTTCCAGTAGACGATACCGGCCTTGGTGGCGGTCACGTCCGGGGAATCAACAGTGAAGCTCTTACCAGCGCCGGAAGATGCAATCTTGTCGGCTGGAATGTCCACACGCTTGTTGTCAAGCAGTTTCGCGACATTCGTATCCGGCTTGCCGGAAACCGCGTCATAGGCGGTGAATGTCAGATACGCGCCAGCATCAATCTTGTTGTTGATGACGGCGGTGTCGTGGAACGGACGACCGACATAGGTCTGCTGTGCGCTGGTCTTGGTGGTGAGGGACGGGCCTACCACTTCGATGGTCTCGTTCTCCAAGCCGATGGCGTGACCCGCGAGAGCCTTTCCTTTGGCATTGTAGAGTTTCGCAACCCAGTAGACCTTACCAATCTTGTTGGTGCTGATTTCCGGGGACTTAACCTCGAACTGGGTGGTGTCGGAATGGTCTGCTTGGTCGTTGGTGACGTTCACACGAGTGTTGTCCAACAGCTTGTTGGTGGACACGTCCGGCTCGCCGGACACGGCGTCATACGCGGTGAAGGTGACATAGGAGCCACGCGGAACCAGACCGGAGATGGTCGCGGTATCGTAGAACTTCTCACCTTGGGTGACGGTGGTCTTGTTCACGTTGGTGGTCAATGTGACGGGTTGCGCGTCCTGAGTGACGAAGGAACGTTCCCACGGATTGTTGTACGCGCTCTTGAACCCTTCCGCACGGTCGGAGCCGGGGAAGTCGTAGATGAACACGTAGTAGCCGCAATGGGCCTTATCCGTGACCTTGATGTTCACATCAGTGGCAACGGTCTTGGCGTCGCTGCCATCGCTCGGATAGAGAACGATTTTACCGCCGCCGACCTTGTACTTGCCGTTCATGGCCGGAACCTCCCATTCGCCAACCAGCTTGTGGTTGGCATCCTGAGTAGGCTCCTCTTCGGTGGTCGGAACGTACTTCTCATCCTCATCCTTGTTGCCGGTGCCGGAGCCAGCCCACCAGACACGAATCTTGGCTTTCGCATCAGCACCGAAACCATAGTTCGTATTACCGGTGAACTTACCGTAATCGGACGGCAGACGGCTGATGTTGATTTCATCAAGGATGTCCTTGTTCATACCGGACTCCTGCTCCAACACGGTGGAGTCGTGGTTCGGCGGCAGAACACTCACGGACGTTTCCTGAGCCTTGCCGAACTCATCGATGTAATCGCCCTTGATGTAATCCTGCTGGGACTGGTCTGCCTTGACTTCAACCCAAACCCATGTTCCGAACAGTCCGGCATCCTCATCGGACACCTGATAATCGTCCAAACCGTTCACACTGTCATAGTCGATGCCACCGGTAGCGGCCTTCGCCTTGACGGTGTTGGTCTGACCGCTCTTGGTGAAGCTGGTGGTCGCGGCGGCAACCTGACGGATGCCATCGGTTTCACGCAGACGCTTCAAATAGTTGGTCGGATTCTCACCATTGTTCTTCTTGATGGTTTGAAGAATATGCTTGGAGTCACCGACGAAATAGTAGCCCTTGAATTTGACGGGCACGTTGTCCGCCCACTCGTCGTCGGAGGAAGCGACACCGGAGGTCACACGGTCTTCGACCGGGGAGCCACGGGTCAACTGTTTCTTACTGACACTGGTACTGACAGTCGGCTGAAAATCACGCGACACAGAGAACTGAACATCAGCAGTCTGATTCTCAGGGTCGGACGCCCGCATCAAATCCTGACCGGGGGAATTTAGAACGGCGGCAGTCGGAACATTCATCGAAACACGGTATGTTACTTTTCCGTTGCCGGTTGCCGTCCACGGAATATGCGTTTCCTGCCCGGTAGTAGTTCCAGTGACTGTGTTGGTACCAGTTTGGTCGAACTTTGCTGGACCGTTTAATGTCAGTGTATATTTTACGCCAGCAATATATTGCCCATTACTATTTTTTACACCGGGGTTAACGGTACCGGTGCGTTTGGCGGAAGTATAAGCATAGGACGCATTGATGTTAGAAGGAAGAGTGTTATATGCATCATTCCAAAGATTCGCCGCATTGGAAGCGACGGCATTGATATCCGCACCTTCCAAACCAGCCGCTACCAGCTGACGGAAATGGCTACTGCCTTGGTCAAGATGCTCATGAATCGCATAAGCAACCGAAGCCTGAGTGAAATCACTGCTATCACCCTTATGCTTCTCAATCAGCCACGCACCAACCTTATGGTTCACATCCGTAGCCTTATTCCAAGTACCGATATTAGTAACAAGTTCACCGGCCTCAACACAATACACCGGATTACCGTTCTCATAACGTTGCGGACCAAGAGAACTACCGTGAGTACCAACCCACCAACTCCCAGAACGCGTCGCATTGAACCAGTAGCCGGGGCCGTTAGGCGTGGCGGCAAGCGCACTACCGGTCGTTATCACTCCAGAAGCCAAGGTAGCCGTCGCCGCAACCAGTGCGACAGCGGCCTTCCCCACCCGTTTAAGAATGGAGTCCTTGACTTTCCGGAGAGTCTTACTCAATGGATTAACCATAGATACTCCTCTAGAGGTTTGTCATCATCATCTTTCACATATATCAGACTTGTCGCAGTCAACCTTTTGAAAAAAGGAATTTTCTTACAATGAGAAGAAGTTTTTGACACTGTTCTTGAATTTGTGGACAATCCCACTATCATTAGACTGTAACCTATCGGAAGGAGACGCCGTTGTCGAGGACATTCAAAGCCGTATTCCGTCATCGAGGAGGACGCTCGCTCATGCGGTTTCTCCCGCACCCGCACTTTCGGTTGGGGGTATTCCTTCGAGGAAATCGACTTGAAAGGCTACGCGTATTCGAGAAAAAGGAATCCGCATGTTCCCGCACGCCGATGGTGCGATTGGCGTTGGATTGAAGACGGCTGGCACACGGATTACGGGAGTGAGACGGAGATTCGAGACGCGTTGCGTGCCGCCGTAGTCACATACAACGGTGGCGGAATGGATGAGGATTGGGACGAGCCTGTCGTCTATCAGCGTCGTAGACGTTGGTATTGCTGAATTTTCGTATTTTTCCTACATTGACCGCCTTTTGTGATATTGGATATTGCGACACACCCAACCTTGTGCTATAGTGGGTTTGTCCACATCAAAGAGTAGTGTGATTGGAAAACTGCCGTATTACTACTTCCTTCCACTAAATCGAACACAGAAAACTAAAGGAGCAGCCGACACAATGGAAAAGAGCGAAGACCTTGAGGAGACCCAGACCATCTCCCCACTTGACTTGGATGAGGAAAACAAGAACAAGAAGAAAAAGCCAAGCAAAAAGACAATCATCATTGCCAGCACCATCGCTGCAATCGTAGTCCTCGCCGGTGTTGGTGGCTACGCGTATGCGTCCACGAGTGCTTACAGTGACTATGAGTCTCAGGTTGAGTCTGCGAAGACCATCGACGCGAAACTCGTCAAGAAAATCGAAAACGCTCAGAATCTTGCCAAGGCAACGAAGGATACGGACGTTCTTGACAAGACCCTGTTGGGTTCGTTGAATGCGAGTGTCAAGTCTGGTGAGGCGCAGAAGGGCAGTCCGAAGGCGGAAGACGTCAACAAGTGGATGTTGTGGGACGTGAGCAAGGCTAAGACCACGGTTGCCGATGACATCAGCGCGGCGACCAAGGCCATCAGTTCCATTGACACTGCCATGGGCAAGGTCGAATCCTCCAAGACCGCGAAGCGGGTCAAGGATGCGAAGGACACGCTCAACAAGACCATCAGTGATGCGGAAACCCTGTACAAGGATTCCGAAGGCAAGGTGCAGGACAACAAGACGCGTGAAAGCCTGAAAACCGCCATCGACAACGCCAAGAAGACCAGTAGCGATAATAAGGCTGACGTGAAATCGTTGACCGCCTCCAATGACACGCTCTCCAAGGCTGTAAAAGCCGTGAACGATTCCAAGAACGCCAAGGCTCAGGCCGACGCACAGAAGCAAGCTCAGGAACAGGCGCAGGTGCAAGCCCAATCCAATGGGGCTTCGTCCGAAACCTATTCCAACTCCGGCTATTCGAATTCGGGCGGCTCCTACTCCAATAATGGCGGAGGCTCCTATTCCGGCGGTTCAGGCCAATACACCCAACCCCAGAACTCCAACAACTGCACACAATACGGATGCAACGGATACGATTACCGAAAAGACTTCGACAGCGCCGGAGGTGGTTTCGCTCCTATCACCAAGGACAACATCAACCAAGATGGTTCTATTACCATAGGGGGAGATTCCCATGGGAATATGTGGTGACAGTCATTTTTAGTCTCCTTTAAGAACTTCTTTATGTGAGCGATTCCAGTATACCATGTGAAAACGTGTGACACGCCACCCCTAAACCACTTCCACGCGGCTTGCGTCAACCTTGGCAAGAACCTCCTGTTCACCATCGTCGGCGTAGGCCGCCAATATTTCTTCGGGTTTGAGGACGGTCGAATATATGGTTCCTTCCTTGCCGAATCGTTCTGCGAACTTTTGGGCCACGTTCAGGCTGGTCGTCCAACTCAAACCCAAATGCACGCTCTTGTCGATTTCACCCCTGTACACTGTTATAGGCTTGTCGAACGTCTTCTCCAAAGCACCCTCTCCCCCAATGCAGGGCTTGGTCTGCTGGAGTAACTTGACGAGGTGCCTGTCGAATTGGTGTGATGGGTATTCCTCGTTCTTTCTGACGTTCAATGCCGTCATGCGCTGGTATTGCCTGTCGTGCAATTCTTTCCATGGGACGAGCTGGTAGATGAGTTCCATTAGGGCTGTTGGTGCCAGTGCGGTGGCGTGGTCTATCTGCTGTTTGGCTTCGTCTGTTCTGCCTTGCTGTATCAGCGTTTTTGTGGGTGTGGTCTTGTCCCATTTGCCGATATGCTGTTCGACCATGCTGAACATGGAATCGTTTTCGTCTGAAAGGTTTTCGAAGATGAGTGGTTGGGTGTTTGCGGTTTCTCCTGTATTGGTGTTGAGTAGTACGAGTCCGTCGAGTCCTGTTGAGAGGTAGAGGTATGGGCGGATTGTGGGGTGTTTGGCTAGTAGTTGTTGTATTTGTTCCCAGCTTAGCGGGATGCTGAATCTTTTGTCCCTGATGTTGTCGATGGTTTCCCAGTCTTTTGGTGTGGCGGTGTCTGCTTTGATTAGTCCGTGTTGGGCGAGGATTGTTGTTTGGTTTGGCATTTCCAACCTCCTTTGTGTGAACAATCCCAGTATATCATTTAATGTAATGAGACACGCTGAACACAACAAAAAACAAAAAAGGCGCGAGAAGAAAACAACCCGCGCCCAAAAACAGCTCAGTGCTTGACATGCCGTTTCAAAGTATCCAACCAGTCCAACGGAAGATTCTGCGTCGAATCCAAGTCAACCGCATTGACACGTCGCACCAGCTCCTCCGGCGTCACGCAAGGAATATCACCCGGCCACATGACGCCATTCACATCCGGCACGCCCTTATCCGAAGTCGGAACCATGCAGACAAGCCATTCCACTTCGACGGGTTTGCCGTTGAACATGGAAGCCCACATGTCCCTCTGCCAGTTCATGTTCGAGGAAAGTTTCAAATCCGGACGACCGTCCACGCCGGTTTCGAACGCGTGCTGGCCGATGCTGATTCGCAACAGTTGGTCCGACGTGAGATTACGGTAGGCCGTATCCGCATTGCCTTTGTAGTTCTTCGCATCCACGAACCACAAGTGCGTTTTGCCCTGTTTGTCCTGTCCGGCAATCACGCAGTCGATATCCGCGTCAGTGAACCGGTGTTGCTCGTTCAGACCGTGCAACGACCAAAAGGACACCACGTTGGGACAGTTGCCGGTAATCATGTTGGCGAGGATTTGTTCACCTTTCTGGCCGGATTGAATCTCATTGGTGGTAAAGTTCGACTGTGATAGGCCGCCGCCCGGATTGCCGTAGAGGCGGTATTGGCTTCTTGCCTGTTGGATGTTGGCTGGGTTCATGGTGTTCCATAAGGGGTCTGGTTGACCCCCGCAGTCCTCGTTCACTAGCTTGTAACCGTGATAATTTGGTTGGCCGGGTTCGGCTTTGATTAGATTGAAGACTACGCCTATCTGGTCGATGGTCTGATTAAGAGCCTGTTCAACTTCCTTCGCCTCATTCTGCTGACTCTGCCTCCTGTACTCCTCGCCTTCTTTTTCGGATACCGGCTGATAAAGACCATATGCGGCACACATGCAAAAAACACCAATGAGTATACGAGGAATGGCGATAAACGCGTTGATTAGGGGAACTTGCGAATGCGGATACCCGTACACGTATTTTCCGGTGAGTGACATGAACATGTCACTCAAACCACCGAGACCATTCTTCAATCCGTAAAAGAATGCGATACCACACACAGCACCTAATACGTTGACCATGGCGGTGGACTTTTTTGAGGTTTTAAACTGAGTGGAGAACAGGAACCATCCTCCCACGCCGCATACGAGTAGTAGCAACCATTGCAGGATGGATGATGGGACGAGTATTAATAGTAGGTATTTCAAGATTAGGTTTCCTTTCGGAGTGTGTTTCCTCTTAACTAAAACATACTCCGAAAGGGTGTCAGCGTTTTCGTGTCGCTTCCGAAACGTACATGTCGAGAAGCTCACGTCCCCGTAGTTTTCCGACCCATTCTTGAGGGATGGACTCAAAACCGTAGACGGCTCCAGCCAAGGCTCCCGCGACACTGGCCGTGGTGTCCGTGTCCTCTCCGAGATTTACTGCGGTAAGTACGCAGTCCTGATAATTGTGAGTGTTGGTTAGGCACCAGAGTGCCGCGTTCAATGTGTGGAGTACGAATCCGTCCGATTCTACTTTCGTTCTGGGAATGGTTGGGTCGAACGGGAATCCTGAATCGGTTATCGCCTTATGTGAAGGAACGCAGTTTAACAGTCCTTCGAGGATTCGCACGTATTGTACGCACGCCGTCAAGCTGATTTCATGAGCGTGGGTGATGGCGCTGACCTGTTCGATTTCCATGTCGGTCAAATGGTAGAAGGCGCACGGGGCCATCCGCATAAGCGAACCGTTGCCGTTATCGTTTAAACCATCGCAACCATGCTTTGACCTTATGGCTGTGGCTACGGTTATGCCGGAATCATACGTATTCCCGTCCGGCGTGTACATTCCGTATTCCAGCCACATTCTGTAACGTATCATCAGGTCTGTCGCGTCTACTTTGCCATCGCATTTGCTGAGTGAGTCCAAGGTGGCTAGGCTCATTGCCGTGTCGTCGCTCCAAGTTCCGGTTGGCTGATTATGCGTGCCATGCCCGACCATTCCTGTGCAGGTGAATGTGTCTCTTTGCTGGAACTCATAAGGCACTCCCAACGCGTCGCCTATGGCGAGACCGTACACGACGGCTTTGAGCTTGTCCTGTGCGATTGAAGGCGGACTGACTTTGACCGGTTCGCTTTCAGGCTTTCGTCTAGAAAGGAATTGGAATAGTCCCATTATTTTTTTAGCCTTTCCTATTTTTCCGGCTCCCGTAACAGGTCGTTCGCCTCGAACGCGGATTGCGCCTGTTCTTGGGTCGGGAACGAGTTGACGGTTCTCGCACCACATTTGGGACATCCGACCCGCCACCAGCATTCCCAGCTGGTCTTCCTGTGCGTGACCGGGTTGACGGCCTTGCGGAATTGGCCTCGACTACCGCATTTGGGGCACATGAGCGTCGTGTCGAACGCCTCCTCGGGGTTCAGTTCCATACGCCGCAATGCGAGCTGGTTCGCTAGTTTCTCGACGGCGGGCGGGTTGAATCCAAGCTGTTCGACCTGTTCCGTGGTGTGGTCAGCCAACAAGTGGATGACTTCGTTGCGCAGTCCAGCCTGTGACCATGTCCACTCCGTTCCGTCCTCCAAGCTGCGGAACGGGTGAGGACGCACCCACTCTCCCAATACGAAGGCATCCAATGCGTCCTCCTCCGAATCTCGGGGGAACATGAGCCGGGCGATGCAACGCCTGTTGGAGCAGTGCGCCCAATATGGGCGGAAGAACGGGGATGATTCGAGAACATCAGTGGAGTCCACGGGCTGGACGGCACCGTTCAGGAACGCGGTCATCGCCCCACCCTCGGCCACACCATAGCCTTTGCCGCACATGGGGCACGGGTATTTCTCCTTGAGTACTTTCCTGTGTTCGCGTTCCACGGCTCGTTCGGCTTCTTCGACTGCCTTGCGTTGGGCGTTCTCACGCAAGATGGGCGGGGCTATCCTGTCGATGGTGCTTTTCGGCAGTCTGGTACGCTCCACCACTTCCTCCGGCGTCAAGCCTAATCGGAGTAGCTGTTTCGCGTTTTCACAGGCTTCACGCCAAGGGTTACGATACGTCATTCTGACTTTCTCTTCCTTTTCCCCTGCCGGACGGGGTGTAAAAAAAGGGGCGTGCCGCATTGGCACACCCCAGTCAATCTTCTTTAACGGTTGAACTCATGCCTCTTGATTGCGGAGAGGATTACCCCAACCACGGCAAGCACGATGACCGCGATGGAGATGATGCCGACCGTCACGCCTGTGACAGCCAAGCCTTGACCATCCTGTTGGACGGTTTTCTTGCCATCCACGGTCTTATTGCCGTTATCGTTCTTACCGTTGCCGGTCGTCTTATCCCCGGCGGGAGTGTTCACGTCGTTCTTGCCGTCGGTGGGAGTGCTTGTATCATTGTCTGACTTGCCATCATCCTTGGATGGGATGTTGGTATCGTCTTTTGGAGTGTCCGGCTTGTTCGGAACGTCCGTATTGTCATCCTTCGGGGTTTCGGTCTTGTTCCCATCATCCTTTGATGGCGTGTCGGTATTGTCGTCACCCTTCGGAGCGTCCGGCTTGCTGTCGTCTTTGGACGGCGTGTCCGTATTATCATCCTTCGGAGTGTCGGAACCGTTTCCGCCATTGTCGGTCTTGTTGTCGTCACCCTTGGATGGGGCGCCCGGTTTAGTCGGGGTCACATCCTGCTTGGCCGGAGTCCACTGTGCGACCACGGTCACATCGGAACCATTGTCCTCAACAGTGTTATCGGAATCGACCTTGACGCCATCAATCATCCAACCGTCAAACTCGTAACCGTCTCGGGTTGGAGCCGTGTCGGACACGTCGGCTGGCAAGTCGGAGTCCTCATACTGTCCGTCGCCACCGTTCATGTCATAGCGGAGCACATGCTTCGCCTCCCACTGCGGATACAGGGTGGTGTTCTTCGGAATGATGGTCACGGTGTCGCCCGGCTTGTAAGAGTCGCCGGTACCGTCCGGATTGGTAGTCCAGACGATGAACCGGTAATGGTCTTTAGCGGGCTGGGGCACGACGAACGGCGTGGTCTCGGTCTTGTCCTGACCGTCCAGCTTCACCTCGACGTGGCGGGTGACGGGAACGTTGACGCTGTTGCGGTGGAATTCGCCGCCGATGGTCACGTTCTTGGCGATAATCTGTCCTTCAACGTTCTGGGACGCGTCCACATTGGCTTCTGGGGCGAGAATCACGGAAGAGGATGCGCCAGCGGTGCCGACGTTGCCGTGATATTGTCCGTCCTTGGCTTTGGAGTCGGTCAGATTGTAAATAACACCCTTGTTCGTCCACTTGGCGTATTCGGCGTGATTGATACCGTCCACGTCCAATTGGGGCAGAGTGATATTATCCGCACCTTCGGCGTCAACGTTCACGACGAGACGGGTCTTCTCCCCCAACGTGGCGGTCACACGATTACCTTGCAGTTCCTTCGCGTCAATGTTGAGGTGGGCGACATCACCGTTGGCGTCGATGTGACGCTTGTTCATGTCGGAGAAATCATGGGTCGCGTTGGCTTCCGGAGTTTTCGCCCACTTGGAGGACAGGCTGGTCATGCTCTTTTCCATGGCCTCCAAGTCAAGGTATTTGACGGTCTTGGAGTCCTTGAGCACTCGTTCCGACTTCGGAAGGCTTCCACCGGTCTGCATTTCCAGCTTGTTGCCGTTCACCGTCCAACTGTTGCCGTTGTCGGTCTGTCCGATGGTGTTGGACTGTCCGAACACGATTTTGGAGTCGGCGGGCAGACTCACGTTGATGTTGCCGTCAACCTTGTCCATGTAGCTGACTTCCGGCTCGTCCACGCCGTTGGCATGATTGCCGAAGGCTGCTCCGATGTAGGCGTGTTCGGTGGCGATGTTGCTGTTCGTATGCGCGTTGAGATGGATGGAGTCGAAGCCGACGAGACCGAAGTTCGCCGCCTCACCCAAGTCGCCGCCCAACAGGTCAACGGTTTCATCAGCTGTGAACATGTTGGTCTTGTCCACGATGATTGGGTTGCCGACCTCTGCGGCCAATGCCACGTTTGCGGAGACGAGCATGGATAGTGCGGCCACTGCCGCGATGAAGGGGATTTTCCCTCGGAGTTTGTTTTCCAAATCTTTCCTTCTGGTTTCTTAATGTGTGTGGATTGGTTTTGTGCTCTTGTACTACTTCACTCTTCCTCCCTTTCTTCCAAAGGCTTGTAATTGTACTTGTCGAGCAACCTGTGCAGATGCTCGGCGGCACAGTCAAAGTCGTTCAACGCGCACGCAAGCGCTTCCCGAGTGCTTTCAGGAAGAGAATCCATCACGCCGGAAATCATTGAGGCGGAATTGGTGGCATTGTCGGATGCGAGGGCGATGACGTCCAAGTCGTCGGAGGATGGTGTGGAATCCTCCTTGGTTTTGACGGTCTCATACTCGAATCCGGCTGGTGCGATGGGCTGTTCCTCCGGCTGGAATCCGTGGACTTCAAGCCAATGGTTGAACAGTTCTTCCGCTTCCTGTTCGCCTACCTTATCGGGACGATTCTGGACGAAAGTGTCGTAAATAAGCTTGGTGGTGACGTCGGTCATTGTTTGGTTTCTTCTTTCTTATCGGTTTTCTGAATTGTCGGTTTGTTTTCGGTCGGAACTGGATTGTCCTGTGTGGAGGTTCGTTCTAATCCTGACCGGAAGTCTTTCAGCAGTGCTGAGAATGATGTGACACCATCTGCCTTCCCCACGTTGTCACCGGCTGTGAGCTGTGGATACTGTTCTGGAGTGTTGGAGATGGTCTTCACGTCATCACAGTGTCTTTTCGCATATTCAACCGCGCGTTCCGGCGAAGCCCCCTTGGAAAGGGCGTAGGTCAGTCCTCGTCGGAATCCCCATGCGGTGTTCGCGTCGGTGATGCCGTCCGCGTCCAGCATTCGGCTGATTTCGGCTGGCGACGGCACTTGGCTGAGCCGTTGTCTTCTGACCATCTGGTTGATGTCGCAGGGGGCTATCCAAGCGTCTCTGGACGAGTGGGTTTTGAAGAACTCGATGATGGCTTGGCGGGCTTCGTCGGCTTTAATCGTATGGTCGATTTCGTTGACGAAGTTATCCACCTGCACGTCATCCAACGGCTTGTTGCCGTAATGACTGTTGATTTGAGTCAACAGCGCGATGGCGCACGGGCGTTCGAAGGCGCGGGGATAATGCTGTTTGCCATTACCGGCCTGTGCCGTGGTCAACGTTCCTTGTGTTGGAGCCTGTGCTGTCATCATTCATCCCATCCGGCTTTGGCAATGGATTCTTTCAACATGTTCATGTTGTGCTCGTATCCTTCCTCACTACGGGTCTTACGTCTGCTCTGACCGTTCCTGTTAAACTTGTCGGCATTGAGCAGCCAATTGTCAAAGGCGCGGTCGAAGTCCAAGTATTTCTTGCCATTGGAATGGCTGTAGTTGTAGAACTTCTCGGCTTCCGTGTTCACGTCGATGTTCAGTTCATTGGCTCGGACGATGTGCTTCTGGTTCGGTTTCCAATCCTTCGGCACCATCCGCTTATAGTGGCGGACTTTCGGTACTTCCTCGTCTGGAATCAGTGGGGTCACTTCCTCCTGTTGGGGATTTTCCTGTTCCACTTTGGCGGGAACCAAGTCTTCGGGGTTTTCCCAGATGGGGTCTACGTCGATTGTCGGTTCCTCATTGAGGAGAGCTTCCTTCTCGGCTTTTTCCTTGGCTTGGCGTTCGTTTTCCTCGTCCTTCTCCTTACGCCAGTGAAGCAACTGTTGGATGAAGAGTCGGTCAGGCGAAAGCGGAGCGGCCTTGAAACCGTTGTCGCGTTCCACATACAGGCGTGAATCGTACACTTTGCGGAACAGGTCGGCTGCTTGCAAGATGGTCATCTTGCTTCCACCACCCAAATCCTTGTACAGTTTCGATGCTTTCTCGGTCGGAGACCAGTCTTCGGGCAGTGGATGCCAGAACCAAAGCTGTTGAGGGATTTCATCCCACGGCAAATACTTGGGTTCCCCGTCATCATCCACGTCGATTGGAGCGTCGGAATCGTATTGTGGCAGAACCTCAACCTGTTCCATGGTCATCGGTTCCTCGAACGGAGGCTCCATGGTTCCGTCCATCAGCTCGACCGGTTCGGGTTTGTACTTGCGGGGACGGCCACGACGACGCTTCGGCTTGTCTTCTCCTTCCGGAGGGAGTGGATTCTTACGTGGCCGTCCACGACGCTTCCCGACGGGCTTGTCTTCCGCTTCTACGGGTTCCACGCTTGAAGTTTCGATATCGTCCTGCTGAACGGGTTCTTTTTCCTTTTTGGAGGTGGAATTATCCGTCTGGGAGGTGTTTTGAGAATCATCCTCGACGGTTTCCGTGTTTGAATGCGGCTCCTCATATTCGTCGGAGTCCGCGTTCGGCTCGCTGAGGATGTCGTGAATCTCCTCCCACTCGAACGGGAAATGCTTTCCCTGTCGGAGGGTTCGGTTCAGTTCGCTAACTAGGATTCTGCGCAATCTGGGGCTGGCGGTTCCAAGGTATGCGGATTCGATGGTTCCCGAGTCCGCCGTGAGGTCGATATGGTCGAGAAGGAGAGCTTCTTCAGTGTTTTCATCGATGACCAGTAGCCCTTCGTTCACGAGTTCCCGGCCCGCCTGTCGGAATAGGGCTGGGGTGTTTCCGCGAGTATAGGCGTTGATTTTTTCGAACGTCCAATCACATACGCCAAGAGCATTGGTCTTCGGATGTAGTTGGAGTGTCATCCATAGGTGCTGTCCTAGAATGTCCAAATTCGTGAAGTGTTTATCCAAGAGGATTTTCTGGTCTATTGTCTTTCTCAAAACGTTCCTTTTGGTCTGGTTTTTGTGCTCCGGCTTATGTTGTGTGGACGGGTTTTATTTTAGTCATACTGGGCGCATTCACAAAATCGGGGGTGTGTCCTTTTGTTTTGAGATGGGGTTATGACTTCGGGTTTTGTCTGGGCGGCCAGCCTGTCGTTTCACGAGGGGCACATATATTCTCCCGTCTTGTTTTATACATATACCTTTCCTGTCTTTCAAGATGAACAAGCGTTCGTATTTACAGACAATAGCATATAAAAATATACTGTCAAATCTAAAACCAAGCGTTTCGTATTAAAAACCAGTTATCATAGAGAACATGGGAAAAAAGAAAAACCAAACCAGCGAATTCAACAAAAGAATCAACCAACGTATCCTAGCGGAAGCCGGAATCAGAAGACTCTCCGCACGGGACATCGCACGTCAACTAGGCAAAAGCCCTAGCTATGTCACCACGCGATACAACGAAACGGTCGAATGGCTTCCTGCCGACGTGGAAACACTCGCCCACGCATGGAACATGACCCCGGAAGAACTCATCGCCGGACAAAACGGATACCATTCCACGCAATCCGTCGTGGAGCAGCAACTCAAGCCGTACTGCGCAAAATCAAGCCGTCCCCGTCAAGGAAAAGTCAGATGACCACTACCGTGAGAACCGCCACGACGGTCAGGATGACCACAGCCCATCTCATGTTCGGTCGTTCGCAGAATTCTCCCAACGGAGTATACATGCCGACCAGTTCCTCGACGGCGGGGATGAGGAACATGAGCGCCAATATGATAGCTCCCACAGCCAATGCGATAAGCACATTCTGTTGCGATAATAACGACAGCATTTTTCCCAATCTCCTATAAGAACGCAGGCTGATTCAGACGGTCTCGCAGACTCAATTCCAAATATTGTTCGTGTGACATTCTCCCCCGCCTGTAGAGGCGGGGCTTCCTGCTCAAAGTAAAAGGAAGTATAAATACGGCAGTCTTCCAATCATAGAGCGTCAGCGTGTCGTCTTGGAACCAAGGCTTCAAGCCGTCTGCTCCAGTCGTTCCAATAGTTCCCGTCCCGCAGGGAGCGGCGTCAGAGCGCCTGTTGCAATGTCGAGGTGAACCAGCTTGTCGTTCAGCAGTTCGACGGCGGCGTTTTCGAAACCGGCCTTGTATGCGTTGGCCGTTCCCTGTCCGGCTTGGCGGAGCAATGTTTCGCTGTTGCGCTCGTATAGTCGGATTGGACGGTCTCCCTCGCCTTGGGCGAGCGTGGATACGAGGCGCATGCCATCCTTGGTGAGGGACGGGGCCGATTGTCCGTTACGTCGGATGAGTCCGGCATCCAGCAGTCGTCTGCCGATGTTGCTTTTGAGAATGTCGGCGGTCAACCGTCCTTTTTCGACGCCGTACAGGATTCTGGTCTCACCTTCGCTGATACCGGCCATGAGGATATGGAAACGTTGGGTGGAGGATTGTTCGTCCAATGCTGTTCCTTTCGGAGGTTTAATGTTTTTCTAAGTCTCAGAGGATGTTGACGGGGGTGTCGTTCAGACAGTCCCAGTATTCGATTCGCGCGACGGGCGATAGTTCCTTGAACGTTTTGACGATGCCTTCATGCATGGTTTTGGCTTGCCAGTATTCCTCACTGGACGATTCGGGATTGTCCATAACCTTGGCGGAGTATTCTTCCATTTCCAACAGGTCGAGCCTACGGAGTCGGACGGAACCGTTCTCGTCCAGTCCGATGTTCTCCGCCAACCACTCGCGGAGCATCCAACAATCGTTGACGAACAGGAGGATTCGTCCGCTTCTGCCATCCCGTAGCATCTGATAGTTCACAGGACTCCGCCATCCTCGTAGCCGACGGTGTATTCGCCTACGGTTCCGTGCAGTCCGCAGTTAATCTGCAATCCATCCAAGATGACCATGCGGTGTGGGGAGAGCTGCACGTCTTCGCGTAGGTTTTCCAAACGCATGCCTGACGTCAGTTTTATCAACGTTTGCCAGTAGGCTCCGTCCAGTTGGCTCCAATATTTGAGATGTGAGTCTTTCAACTGTCGGAATAGAAGGAGCGCATGAACGTATTGGCCTGTCCAATCCACGTCATGCATGAGCCGTTCCAACCGGTTCAGTTGGACGGTCACGTCTTCCGGATTGTTCGCTTGGAACAGTGGCCCGTACTCATCCAATGCCTCACGTAGTTCCTGCTGTCGCATATCCCGGATTGGTGTTCCTCCGAATTGTGGACTGTTGGCGAGCCATACGGCCAAATCCCATGTTTCAGCCGCGTTCGCGTCGATGTTCGGATACGCGCAGTCACGGACTGTAGTCCAGCTGGCGCTTACCTTGACGAGTCCCCGGATTCCCGCCACGAAATTCAGGATGGACAGGAACAGGAAGATGATTTTCCATCCTCCCGTCAGGGAGTTCGAATATGCGAGGAGACATACCGCCACCAGTAGTCCGAGCGCGTACACCACGGCTTGCGGCAGGACTCCCCTACGGAAGATGGTCTGCAAGACCGCTTCCCGGTCTCCGCTGGAACGTAAAGGGGTTTTGTTCACGGTGTAGTCTTGATTATCCAAAAGTTCAGGCTTTCGACGCTTTGATGTATTTCTTTTTCTTGAATCGTTCATCGACCCGGATGACCCAGCCGGTGTCGCTGGTTCCGGCAATCTGGTAGCGGACTCTTCGTTGGATTTTCAGTGGCCGCAGATATTTGTTGAGTCGGAGTTGCCCGACGGTGGGCGGGTCTCCTAGGATGTGGGGGATTCTTTGTATTCCGTCGTTTGTGTTGAAGTAAAGCAGGATTGGCGTCTCGTCCTTGCAGGAGTCAAGAAACCCTCCTACGGTGTCAAGGTCTTTGCGTGGACGGGAACGTTCTTGAGTTTGACTGTCCGTGATGTCCGTTTCGGTGTTCAAAAAGGAACCTTCCTTGTTTGTGACTGGTTCCACTATAACGTAGTTTTTCGCAAACAAGGAAGGTTGCAGGAAAAATTCTTTCTCAGGCGAGCTTCGAATCGTAATCGTCGATGGGCTGGGTGAGCGTTTTGCCTTCCCTGACCATTTTTTCTATGTCCTCGTAGTCGTCACAAGCCGCCCACAGTCCGAGGTCGGGGTTGAGATGATACATGGTTCCAGATTTCACACCTTCGTCAACATAGAGTCCGTGACTGCAAGTGTTGTTGATGTTGGTGGGCTGTGGGTCTTGCTCGTAGTCATCGATGTTCCACGGGTCGCCTTCGGGCAACAGCACGTAGTCTCCGATGCCGTCGTGAATATCCCGTAGGCGCTGTTCCTGTTCGTCTTGGAGGTCTTGTTCCCTGTCGAGCATGAGGTTGATTTGGTGTTCGATGCTGTTGAAGTAGTTGCTCATGTTTTTCTCCTTGGCTGGCTTTTTCTATTATTGTGTGAACACTTCTAGTATAACATCATTTTCTTCTCGAATCGCCACAATGCCGATTAGGAAAGAAAATGGTTCCGCCACCCAAAAAAGAATCCACACACGGGTGACGGAACCCGAAACACACTCCCCGAGAGGAGCTTTCCACAGAGACCGGGGAAGAAACCAGATGGTGGAAGATATACCACGAAAACCCGGTCTCAACTGTTACAGTAAACGACTTCGAACATTCATCTGGTGAAAAACCGGAAAAACAGGAAAAGTTTTTCTAACAAGGGGCTAGGTCAACAAAATCAGTTGCCGTCGGCCACGCATTGCGTGAGGAACGACTTCGTTTCGGCCTTCTCCCAACTGCTCATGGACAGCTTGTACTTGTCTTTGATGTACACGCGTTTAGCCATATACGAGCATTGGTACGTCTTGTTGGACGGGAGCCAAATGCTGGGCGTTGCGTCCTTCCACTTGGTCGAGGAACCGTTCAACGCCTCGTCCTTAACAAGGTTCACGCCCTGCTGTTTGATGTTGTTCGCTTCTCCTTCGGACGCGACGAGCACTTCCGGGTCGTTCGCATAGGTGATGCGGTCGCCCTTGCGCGAGTCCTTCCACAGTCCGCTGGCCCAAGCGTCGTTGACCGCCACCACATGGTCGATTTGGACAGCCATACTGTCTCCGCCTGTTTTCTTCTGTTTGCCGTTGACGGTCTCGTAGGTGTCGCGCTGGAATTTGATGGCATTGCCTGTATATGGGTCTTGGAGGGTGCCGGTGAGCACCTTGCAATTCTTGTCCATGGTCACGTCGGTCATATCGCGTTTGAGGATGTAGTCGCGGGTGGTGCCGTAACCGCAGAGCTGGTTGCTGTTCTGCCATGTGCCGAAGTCGGTTTTGCGGTTGTATCCTTTGGTGTGCGGGGTTGCGGTTTCGATGTCAGCGAGTTTGTCAAGCGCCTGTTTCGTGGTGATGGGGCTTAAAGCACCTTCAGGAACGCTTGTAGAGGCTTTTTGTGCTTGACTTGAGGAATTGTCCCCGTTTTGTGTCTGCGTCGTTTCTGTGGCTTCTGGAGTATTGGTTTGCGAATTGGAGCCGGACGACTTCAAGGAAGGCTCCTTCAACCCCAATTTCACATCCGGCTTCACCTTGGAATCCTCACCCGGCATCAACTGGGACAAGTCATTGATTTCCGGCAATCCGAAAATCTTCGACATGGGAGTCCACAATCCCAGATTCACGATGAGCACCATGGCCGTCAACACGACCAGAATGCCGCCAATCAACGAACCGGCGGACATGCCGCCTTTCTTCTTAGCCATAAGAGACCTGCCTTTCGATTCTTATTCATAGCTGCTCATGCAGTTTTTGATGGTCGATTCCTGTTTCACGGGGTGCCGTCGCAACATCGGTCGCGCCGATGGCGTTCAGGTGGTTGTCACCCTCCACAGGCATAAGTTCGGGATAGTTCGCAATCCCTACTTGAAGAATGTTCAACGCGGCGTTCAAATCCCTGTCGAGGGTGAGTCCGCATCGTTCGCACTCGTAAGTGCGTTCGGGTAACGGCATGGGTTTCCTCATGCCGCAGCGGGAGCAGATTTGGCTGCTGGGATACCAGCGGTCGATGTTCCGCACCTGCGTCTTGTATGAGAGTTGGCGTTTGAATTCGTTGAAGCTGCCGTCGCTTATTGATTTGGCGAGACGGTGGTTTTTGAGCATGCCGTTCACGTTCAAATCTTCCATGAAGCATACGGCGTTCTCGTCCGCTATCGTCCGTGTCGCCTTGTGTAGCCAGTCACGACGTTTGCAAGCCGTATGGTATTCGTAGCGTGCGAGACGCGCTACGGCCTTGCGACGGTTCTTGGAGCCTTTCCTCCTGCGTGCGACGATGCGTTGCAAGTGTTTCTTGCGTCGTTCGCGCTTGCGTAGGACGTGCGGGTTCTTCACCGTCAGACCGTCCGAGCAGACCGCCAAGGTCTTCACCCCCCAAGTCGATTCCGACAACTCCCGTGGCTTGGTTTTCGCACACGCTCATATCGGTTTCGTAGTTAACGCTGATGAACCATAGGCCCGCCTTATGGCTAACTGTGATGTTGTTGATTTTCGTTATCCTCCGTTCATGGGGTATCCTTTCCATCATTCTTATGGTGAGTTTTTTTGGGCAGCCGTACTGTCCGACCGTCGATTTTGACAACACTGCCGTCGATGCGGAACGAGTCGTTATGTCCTTTGCGGTGTAGTTTCGGATGGTTGCCACGATGTTGAAACAGGTTCGTAAAACCGTTTTGCAGGTCTTTGATTGCCGCTTCCGGCACCCATTTCGAGCATTCTTTGATGAACGGGAACCGTTCGTACTTGACGCTGTTGAACCATTTCTTGATGCTGTAGTAGTTGTGTTTCGCCACGCCGTCCCGATAGTCCATGTTCCATTTCATCAGGCAGGTGTTGTATGCCAGTCTGGAGATGCCGCACCAGCGTGCGAGCATATTCCCTGTCTTGTTGTTCACGTTCAATCGGGTTTTGAACGCGCGGCGCATGACGGCCATCATGTGCCGTCCTTGCCGATAAGGTCGAACGCCTTCCTGTAACGGCGCAGCCCGTACAACCTGCACGAGTAGGTGTGAACTATCGTCATCATGTCCTCGACCATTTCCTGCTCCAAAAAACAAGTTCCGCTTCACAGGTTCAGGATGGCGCTGATGACGAGACACACGATGAACGCGATGGCGATAATCGCACCGGTCAACGGGCCATTGCTGTTGATGAACTCAGCGAACTTGTCACCCTCACTGGGCTTGTTATGTCCTATCAATTTAGTTTTCCTTTCGGATTAGTCGTTCGGCCCCTCATTGGGGTCGCCGGTTACGGAACCGTCATCGGAATTCTGGGATGAACTACTGCTGTTGTTGTCGGACGAATCCGAATCGGATGAGTCGGAATCGTCATTGTCGGAACCGCTATCGGAATCCGATGAACTGGAATCGGAAGAATCATCATCGTCATCACTGCTGGAAGAGCCAATCAGCGAACGGTCAATGGCATTGCTGAACGCCTTCAACGTGGTCAGACTGCCTTCGGCGCCCCAGTCAACGATTTTCGCGCTACCACGGGTCGGATTATGGATGAGGACGGTGACGCTCGTCTCTACGTTGCTCGTCGAACCAGTGTCCGCGTTCGGGTCGTTGGCGGTGCTTGCGTCAACCTTCTTCTCGTAGGGTTTGAACGAGATGCTGACGCTCGCCGCCGCCCATTCGGGATTGTCGGACTTGTTCTGCTTGTCAACGGTCTTGCCGTCCTTGGTGCATTGCACAAGCCAGTCGAGGGACGAGTTCAGATAAGAACCCAAGCTTGCGGGTTGATACATGTGGTCGCTGTTCGGGTCTCCGACAAGAACCGTCAAAGCGTTGAAGTCTTTGCCGATGTATGCTTTAGACCAAGCGCTGACCACGTTCGTCAGGCTCGTGTTCTGGTCAAGCTGAATGTAATCGTCGGGACGGTACGTGTCCGTATTGCTGTTCGAAGTGACGGTCTTTGGAAGCACGGTCGGCGTTCCCACCGCAGTAGCCACACCATCGGTGACGGCGACAAGCTGGGTGATATCCCTCGTACTTCCATCCGACTTATCGGTGAGGGACATCTGATGACTCCAATACTGGGTGGTGGAACCGTTGGAATCGTCCGAAGTGGATGTGCTGACCTCGGTGGCACCATTCCACCACAGGTTCGCATACCCGTATTGGAAAGCGCCCTTGTCATCATCCAGCCAACTGTACACGGCTTGCAACGCGACCTGCTTGCCGGGCTTGTCGCCGCTGATTTCCTTGTACTTCTCCGTCAGGTAGGAACCCATTTCGTTCAACGTGTTGATTGCGCGGACGGAAATCATCGGGGCGACCAGACCGGTGCAGATGAACAGGATGATGAGAACCTTCCACTTCTGGGTGTTCTTCAACGCCTTCTTCCACGCGGTGAGTTCTATCTCGTCCTTGCGTTCTTTTTCGTCAGCGAACAGGTCGGTCTCATTGTTCGGGTTCTGCTTCGCCTTCTGCTGTCCCATCGGCTGTTTGCCGTTCTTGTCTTTCTTGCTTCCGAACACAGTCCCGCTCCGAATCCGTTTTTCGTCTGACTTGCATCCTCCAGTCTACCGTTCATCGGAGGTTGATTTCACCGTCTTCGAGGTTTTCAGAAAAGTGTCCGCCGCCGGTGTCGGCTTCTCTGTTTTTCTTTTTCCGGAACTTTTCTTTTTCTCTCTTCCTTCGAAAGCATTCGGACATGCCTAAACGTTCACGTTGACCTGATTTTTCTAAAAGCATTGAGGATACCCCTAAGCGGGTTTAGACCTGCCCAAACATGGAATCCGAAAAATGGTTTTATTCTGATTTTTGATTTTTTTGCTTCTTTTTGAAAAAAACCTGTTTTTTGAAAAAGAAGGGAATATAAGGGTTATTAATACCTTTTGTAACCTTTTGTAACCTTTTGCGGCGCTGAAACCCCTTGTGGCAGTAGGGCTGAGGGCACTTTTTGGTGGGAAAAGTCCACACTTTGGTGGGAAAAGTCCACACTTTGGTGGGAAAAGTCCACATTAGAAAATATGCAAAAATATATGCCGTGAATAAAAAATCAAAATATTTGAAGCCTTTTTTAAATGGCATTTTCTCGAATTGGAACTTTCGACACAGAAAGTCGGAAGAAGTGGAACCATTTCTTCCATTCCTACTATCGCCCACGCTTCCGTCAAAAAGGATTAGCGGCATTCCTTATATCATCTGTCGATGAATCATTTTGTCCCGAATTGCATGAGACATCCGCTTTGATTACATGTCCGTCGCAGGAACCCGATTCTTCTTTCACAACAACAGCGTCCACAATCTTGCCGTTGGAATGAATGGACGAAATGCTCGGATAGACGGTTATGCCATATTCATCAAGACTTGCCTTCAATTCAGGCCATGATTCCTTGACTTTGTTCAAGGCTGTCGTGAATCGTCTTTTGAATTCTTTGACCGGATAGTCGCCGTCCTCGAACTGAACGGTTAGGTCTTTCCACGGGACTTTCATTCCGCACGAGCGTAACTTATTTGTTCGGAAAGCCAACCACATGTAAATATCCAAAGCGAGTGCAGAATTAGATATGTTCCTGATAATGGACATTTGAGCAGGAACGGCTTCCTCTATTAGCAGAGACCACATTTGAGAGGAGAACGTAATATAGGATTCCTTATCCTCGCCGCCAAAATCAATGCATACTTTCTGCGCTACCGGGAAACTCTCATACATGCCGCTATCATCCGAAACCCAATGTTCCAATGTTATATGGGTGCAAGCAAGATTCTTGATTGACTCAAGGAGAAGACGTTTGCTTTTCCCACCAGTGGAAGCACCCATCGCTTCACACATGGCACGATAGCTTCCTCCAAGGTTCACAGTCATGCTTTCGAAATCGACCCGAGAGTCTTTGTTTTTAATCAAAGTACGAATGTAAAGAAGAAACAATCGGGGCACAGAACCATACGACCACTTACCTTCAGTCGGAGTGATGATGATTGCGGAACGCCCGTTGGTCTTCTTGATGTAATTCACGTCAGGTTTGCGTGCGGGAAAGAAACTGAGCTGGGACATCACGGAGGGAGCATACCGATAACTGTCACTGTCGATAGGTCTGATAGAATTACCCATGTAACCACTTTCCTTAAGTCTCTGGTTGCCCTGCCCCGGCTGTTCCACCAGCGCGGGGCTTTTGCTTTTCTATCGGCAAGCCTACACCATAACCACCTCAGCATATATGTAAAGAACCTTTTTACTGCGGAAACAAAAAAATCTTCCCGCGTTAGAAAAACCAATGGGGCGTACGCTCTAATATGAGCGCCGCCCCATCTGGAAGACTCTGGGAGTCTTTTTGTTCATCCGAATATCAGTATACCGGAGCCTAATCCTTCTGCTCGTACTTGTCGATGAGCGTCTGGTCGAAGTGCCCCTGCTGGAAGCAGTAATCCATCGCGGCATTCAACAATACAGCCTGCTTCGTCCCGTATTCGATGCTTCTCATCTTCCACGCACGCCAGTTTTCGACGGTGACGTTGCTGCCGATTCTTTTCTCTTTCGGCGGCTGATGCGTTTCGGATGGTGCCGGTGTTTCAGGATGGGTTATGTCGGTGATGAGCCGTGCCCGACGGTCGGCTTCTTCCTCCGTGAGCGTTTGGGCATGCATGTCGGCGGACGTTTGGACTGACTGGTCTGACGGTTCCCGCGTTTCAGGAACGGCCTGTGTCGGTTCCTGCTCCGTGTTCGGTTCGCTAATGTTTTCCGGTGATTCCAATGGGCGCATGTCACGCTTGTCCTGCATTCCGGTTGCGAAAGCGTTGCGTTTGATGTTCTTGACCATGATTGCCTACTTACTTCCCTGCTCCTGTTTTTATTCTTCCACCAGATTGATTTCAGACAGATAGTCGATGAGTTCCTGCACGACGCTGGAATACTCCTTGTTGTCGATTTCCGTCGTGCCGTACATGTTCTTGACGGCTTCACGTTCCGTGATGACGGTTTCGAACCGTGCGATGCCTTCCTCATCCAGTTCGCTGATGCTGTTCCGGGCGAGTTTCGTTCTCGGCTTCACGCGTGTCAACAGGACGATGCCGTTGCGTGCCGCCGCGTATGTGCGTCCCGCGTGGGTTAAATCGGATACGGATGGCTGGCATGGGATTATCACCACGTCGCCCGCGTTTATCGCCGCCTGTACCACTCCCGCGTCGGACGGTGGGGTGTCGATGATGACCCAGCCTGAATATTTTTCGCGGATGAGTTCCGGATTGTTCAATACGGCTTCGTTGGTTTGCACGACGGGGAAGCCGAGCGTGTATGGTTTCGCGTCCGGATTGTCCTGTCTGCGTCTGCGGTTTTCCTGTTCGACGTACATTTCCCACATGGTCGCGCCGCCCGTGTTGTCGGAGTCCAAGACTGTGACTTGTTCCCCGCGTTTGTGCAATAGTTCGGCCAATGCCATTGATGTGGTTGTTTTTCCTGAACCGCCTTTGATGATTGCGACGGTGATGATGACCGTATGGTTTTTGACTCTCATGTTCTGGTTTCCTTTTTCTGCTTCCGGTGTGGACGGAATCATGGTGGGGGTATGTCTTTTTGTTTCGATGATAACAACGGCGAAAAGTCGGCACGCCGAACCAGAAAACCGTTCGGAGAAACATTCCAGTAAAACAGTGGAACGGCGTACAGGTTTACAGGCGGAACAGAAAAACAGAAAGCCGCGTCCGCGATGAAACGGATACGGCCTTCTTTCGTTTTTACCTCCGAACAAAAATCATTCGGTAGCAGTGAACACCAGTTTGCGAAGGAACTCCATGAACAGTGAACCGATATCAGGCATCTGGGCCGCGATATCCTTCATCCATTCACGCACGGGCAAACCCATGACCTCCAAGACACCGGTGATAATCCACACGAACAACAGGAACGCGCAGATGGTCAACGCGGTCATCAACGCGCGGGTGCTTTTCTGCAAGATTGCGAACACGACACTACCGGCGCAAATAATAATCATCAACAAAGTGAGGATTGCGCCCGTCGGCGTGAACACCCAAGAGAAGAACACAGTGAGCACGTCACCCAACGTTCGTCCCGCAGTGTCAGCGGCTTGGTTTCCTACCTCTTCCATTTTTCTAATCTCCTTGACGTTGGAAGGTTTTTCGAAAGGGAAACCGGCGTCGAATGCTGTGGAAGATGCTCAAAACATTCGACGCCGGATGGTCAAACCGACGTCACTTCATGAACGGCGGTTTGGGTGTCGGCTGCTTGACGGTCGGTGACGGTGTGGCTGGCGGTTGCATTCGAACCGACGGCTG